TTGTAGGTGTCTTTGGTGCGACAGGAGTTGCGGCTTCAACTCCGCTAAGCACATAGAGGCTGTTATTAATGTCAATAAGTACTATATCTATTCGAGGATTTGCGGACGGCGCGGTTAATGTTGCGCTTGTGCTGTCGGTTAACTTTGATAATGCGTACCCATTAAGTATCGCGTTCCCATTACGTACCGATACAGTCATATCCGGCGTTGCTTGCGCTACTACTCTAAATCCGCTTCCTGTATACAATAAATTGTCTATCAATATTTTATCTGCTGCTATAGTATCTCCTGCAGCGTCTGTTTCTATTACAACTCTAAGTGTTTTTATAGCATCTGTGTCGGAAACCGTACCAGTAGTGCTATCAGGTGTGTCGTGCAATACCGATATGCTATTCCAACCAACGCTCAATGTCGTTACTGTCTTTACGCTCCACTCTCTGTAATTAGTCGAGAAGTCATTATCAGGAGTTGACCGTAGTGATATAGTACCTGTGTCAAACAAGGCAAGCGTTGTAGCGTCGGCGATATACAGGTCAAACAAAATATACCGATACTGCATTATCTTGCTACCCAATTCAGTATCGTATGTAACTTCCGCTGCGCTTCCCGTCTTTTGTAGCGATACGCTATGAGACCCTTGCGTATAATGAGTAGAGTTTATAGAAACAGCAGCATTCGCACTAGCCGTCCACGTTGATATACTTTCACAATCATCTATAGAAGATTCTTGTTCTATAACCCCATTGCCAAATAGTTTTTCTGTTGCATGAAGCCTTGATTGTAAAGTTGTGTGTGAATCACGAGATGATATTATTTCGCTAGTTGACGTACTGCTACTTAAATCTGCCACTTCGTTTACTAATGCGTTTACAGACGTTTGTATTTCGCTAAAGTTCTCACGTATCGGCTTTGCTCTTACCGGATCTTGGAACCCTATTATATTTAAATTTATTGTAGACATAATTACTCCCTAATAAAATTTTATCATTGTATCATATATATTAATATCAATACCGCCTCTTGTCAAGTCCATATCGTATAAAAATCCAGCATCATATTGTATATCATCTGCGCCAATGTTATACCCGTTTCTGTCATAAACAAATGTACCTTCTTGAGATAATTTTCTACCTGTATCTGATAAAATAAATTCTGTGTACGCGCTTGATATATTATAAACGTTCGTTACGCCAGTTATAATATACAGATTCTCATCATAAAATCTTCTACTCCACATCATTATTTGATCGTTGATTTCAAGCAGTGGCATTAAAAAGCAGTACTTTAGAGATATGCTATACGCTGGGTCTCCGTACGCACTCATGTAATCATCTGCCATACGCGTGGCTTCTGTGTTGCTTATAATCAACGGATTGACAACAACGACGCTGTTTCCGTTATTAGCCGCAAGATTGGTCAAGTTTGCAGCCTCACCGTAAAAATCAGGGACGCTGCTTGCATATAAATATCCGTATATGTCAATAGTTACATTGAATGTAGTCCCAGTGATAACAAACGTTGCCGTTTGTGACGCTAAATCTATACCTGATAAAGTTACAGTACATGAACCGCTATTAACTGTAACAACAGGTGTTATACTTTGCGATTCACCTGCAACGGACCAATCTACCACTTTAGTACCTGCTGTTGTATACGTCTCGCTCTTTAATACTTCTTCAACGTCAATACTTTGTGTATCCGTCAAAAATGTTATGCGCTTCAAAAACTTACTACGATTAAACTTTTTAGACGCGCTTACGTAGTTAACATAATTAAATACAAAGTCTACTAAATAATCATCCGGCTTTTCGCCAACATTTAAATACCCGTCAAGGTCAATCCACATCTGATATGCGCTTCCGACTATCTGCATAAGATACTCGAATATTTCATCTATGCGCGTCATCTCACCTAGCCCGTCGGCAAGCACTCTATCACCGAAAGCACTTAGGTCAGCTATGCTTGTAAGTGTGTACTCGATATTTGCGGTATCACATATCGTCTTTATAAGTTCGTCTATTGTAACACCTGCGCTTAAATCAGGTAAGTTTATTTCCGTTTCAATCGCACGTTTCCACGCATCACGCCCAGTGCAATTGACGTATGGTATTTCAGGATCCGCAGGCTCTATGAATTCAGGGTCGTCAAGCAAAAATGTGTTATCCTTAAACCACTGTACATAACTTTGATACGTAAGTCTTACCAACGATATTTGTACTCCATCACCCCACGTATCAGAATATAATATTATACCAACTTGTATATATCTGTATCCGCACATATCTATATCTATTGTTTGTGTGCCATTAATTGTATCCGTGCCGTAAGTCCATGACGTGGATTCTTTCCCGTCATCGAGTATCTCATCGACGTAATTCAAGTCATTCACAAGTCTATAATATATTTTACCTTTCGTCGAATTACACGTTACGGATATACTTTCAAAGCACTCATATATTTTATCGATTCTATCAAAAGTATAAACGGCATACCCAGACGGAGTATATGTACCGTCTCCGTAATTTATGCTATCGTAATATACATCGAATACATCTTGATAATTTTCGTCTGTTATAGCACTCGCATTTGTAGCGTCAAGTTCTACGTATCCGCCAACGTTATACTTAGTATAAAAAAATTTAGCATCTATGTTATTGAGACCGATATCATAATTTGTTGAGTTACCTACAGCGTCAAGCAGAATACCAAAGTATATTGCTACCTTTCTATCCTTTTGTAGTATCGTACTTTTAGCGTCGTCGCTTTCTGTCGAGTAATCGCCATTAGTATTTATCACTGTAAAAGAGCAAGAAGAGGCGGACGGCTTCCTATCGTAATTCGCATACTGTGGCGATTCTGTTTCCTTCGAAGTCGTTATCCCATCCGCAACGTCGTTCAACACATATTCGTTATCATCAGGATCAAACCACGTTACTTTAGAACGGAAATTAGCAGTATCCCCTACCTCTAGACGGTATTGTATTTCCTCATCAATCGCGGTTATACCAGTTGATTTCATTCGTACCCCACAGACGTAATTGACAAGTTAACATAATAAATACCGTTATGTAATCTACTTTGTATAGTGTATCCTATATCTACTTCCATCGGAAACGTAAAACTTGAAAAGTAGCCTGTAGTCGCACTAGTCGGCGTGTAATATATTTCATTATCATTTTCAAGCATACCAACCAGCGTTGCCATTTGTGCTGTTGTTACACGCACGCCTTCGGTAATAGAAAAACGCTTCCCGCTTACTTGACGTTTTATACGTCCCCCTGCGGTCCGCTTTGTATCGTACTCTACTACGTGGCTTTCACTTATATTAGTACCGCTTAGAGTCAATGTCGTTGTAGAATTTTCGAGTGTCATTGTTACCCCTTAAAAAAGTTAATACCGTATTGCGATTTGAGTTTATTCACAAACTCCATAGGGCTATTAACGTTATGCATATTTATGTTATATGAGTTACTGTAGCTATTATTGTTTGTGGTAGACGCGCCTGCAGTCGCGCCTGCCATAGACGGGAATTGCATACCGCGCATCATCGCACTTACAAAGTCCGTATTATCCATAGATGGGTATGCGTTCATACTTGCGGGGATAATACGCTCACCCTTATGCACCATTGCCAATTGATCGGACGGCAACGCGTCGCTACCCTTTGCATAACTTTGGGCTTGTATTAAAGATATAAGATTATCATACATAGAGTTACTTTGGTCTATATACGTTTGTGCATCTTTCTTTCCAAACGTTTCTAGATAATTCGCCTCAGCCTCTGCTTTACTTATTTTTGCTTGCGCTATTTTCTGTTCTTTTTCAAGTTGAAATTTAGCACGCTCTTGTGCTTCAATTTTTGCGTTGTATTCTGCTTCGATTGCGGCCTGCTCTTCTGCCATTTGTTTTTGTAAATCTATTTTTTCGCGTTCGCGCTTATTCAGTTTTTTATATGATTTAGCGTCCTCTGCATCTTCAATCGCTTTAAGCCTTAACGCCGCCGCACTTGTAGTTTCTATAGCTTCAAGTTTTGCATCTCTTTCTTTTTCGAGTAAGTCAATCGCGTTATCTATACGCGTACTTTCAATGTCGTATAAAAGATCTGCCAATTCTTGTTCTGTCTCCGCTATTTTTGTTGCTAGTTCCTCTTCAGCGGCAGCGGCCTCTTCAGCTGCTTTTTCTGCTTTTTCACCAGTCAAGTCAAAGAAGTCTATAATGCCGGTTATCGCGTTTTTGGCAAGGTCTATCCATGCACCCACGTCCGCACCGCCACTTGCGACAAGTTTACCTACGTCGCCTATGCTTGCACCAAGTAAATCAAGCCCTTCTGCTTGATCTTCGTATCCAAGGGCAGAAGCGATATCTCCGAGACCGCTAAACGCTTGACTTGCCAAGTCTACATACTCCGACATTTGTTCACGTGCTATTTTATCGTATTTATCTCTTACGCCTTGTATCTCTTTTTGTTTTGCTTCTTCTACCTGTACTAATGACGCGCCGTACTTTTTAGCGTCGGAAAGTATTTTTACATACTTCGCTTCTACCTCTTGTATTTCTTGCGATTGTGTTCTGCCAATAACGTCTAATAAATAATCCTGTAATTCCGCAAGTTTTTTTACAGCGTCTTCTGCGTTTGATAACAACTCTTCATCTGTTTTAGTTTGACTTGTAACTGTTTCTGCTTGTATTCCGTTTAATACATTTTTGTAACCCTGCGCTGCCCTACCAACAACTCCTATCCACGTATCGGCAATTTTTGTAGCGGACTCTACTACTGCATTTTGTATCTGTAATAAAGCAATCTTTACGTCTCCGCCAATCGCTCTGAAATTAAGCGTAAATACATCTTTTATAACAGTTCCAAGTCCACCGAATATTTCTATCAAAGTTTTTGTCATTCCTTTGAAAAGATTAAATGCGGTAACCCATCCAGCCTGCAATTGATCGAATAAAGTTATTATAGTTACAAGTACAAATCCCAAACCTTTTAATGCATTATTAGCGGCTTCGCTTTCTTTCATCCCAGTAACGAGTTCGTGGAATGCGTCGGTAAGTGGAGATATCGCATTTACTACACTTCCACCTATAACTTCTTGCATATCTCCAATGTCATTTTTTATTTGTGTTATACGCCCGCTAAATGTTTTTGCTGCTGCAGCCGCAGAACCTCCGAATTTTTTTGATATTGCTTCAACAGCCTTTTGCGCTTTCTCAGTTTTTGTAGTCGCTCCTTCAAGTGATATATCGTATCGTTGTAAAGCATTAGTATCTGAACCTATGCTTTTAGCTACCAATAGCCCTGCCGAACGTAAATCCATACCCATGGCAGTCGCAAAGTCAATCGTCGCGGCTGTTACCTTATCAAGTTCATCCCCTTGTAGCCCAAATTGTACGAGCAATGTTTGTACGCCTTGTATCGCGTCATCTTCAAATACGGTTAATGATTGTAGTGTCGATGCATAATCCATCAAGTGCTTTGCGGCTTTATCGGTATATGTCCCGCTGTTTTTCATTGCACTTATCAATGCGATGTTTGCTTTTTCCTGGTTTAAGTATGCATTAATGCTAGACGATAATGCCTTAGTGACTGTAGCGACAGCACCTGCGATAACACCGGCAGCTGCCAACCATCCTGCCTTTAAATTAGAAAATAAACTTGACGCGCCTTTTTGATTTTCTTTTTGCTTCTTAATAACTTTGTCTATTTCAGATACAACTTTATCTGTCTTAAAATTCTTGTCATCAAGTATTGTGCGTATGACTGTTGTTATGTCTTGATCAGCCATTAACAGCCTCCGCTTTCGTAGATTCGTCTTGCCAATAACTTACATCGATTAACTGCGCATTCGAAAAACTCCCTTTTAGACCACCCAAGTTTTGAAGCCATTTGTAAATATAGGTCTGCGAAGTCTCCACTCCGCCCGTCTTTGACATGATGATTTGGAGATTTTTTTTTTCCGCTTCGAAGTTATATAAATATATAAGCATGTATATCTGTATCAATTTCTCAATAGACACATTACGCATAAAATACGATACCGATACTTTCGGTAATTTATGTTTGCCACCAAGCGAATCAGTGTAATACTGTTGTTGTTTTAATATCGTCTTACCTATTAACTTACATAGCCCATTGTACAACTTTTTATTTATCATCAAATATTTATATAATTTATCTCCGTTACAGAGCATGTCAAAGTCCACCGACTGCATTCCTACGTGTGCTAGTATTTTAGGGTACTCATTAAAAAAAGTATATTGATTCTGTATCGTAAAGTTTCCGACGTATATTGTACGCGCGCCTATCTTTATAGCGATAGGCAATTCTTCTACCAGGATGTATTCGTCTACCTTCTCTTGTAATAATTTATCGGCTGTATTTTTATACGAGAATATGCTATCTATTTTAGAGCGTAAAGCATTGATGTACTCTAGTTGTAGCGAGTGATTTTTTTCGTCTGCTTTTTTCATCTCTTCAGATAGCATTTATAATTCCTTAACGGGGGCAATCGCCCCCGCTTATTATTAACTGTATTGACGTTTATCAATCATGAAATAACCAATATCGCGTTTCGTGTTAGTTACAGTTGTATCTTGTAACGCACGTAACGTAACTGGCATTTCAGCGTATGACCCTGTAGCCCCTAGTGTTATTTCACCAGTAGGTACTACGATCGCGCGTCTAAGCACAAGTGTAAACGCACGGCCTCCGACGTCTTTACCTACTAGACGCCATTCAGCCTCCGGCAATGTATTAGGGTTACTACCCATGAAAAGGAAACTTCGAGAGCTATCCGTTTCGTCTTTATCAAGATTAAACGCAAGCGCAAGTGCTTCTTCATCGGCAACTTGCATAAACGAGAACCCAATGCTAAAGTCGAACTTGTCTATATCGAGCGCGTAAAGAGTTTGGACGCCACCAGTATTGTCATACCATTCCACGAGTTCAGTATTTGGCGATAGCGTTTTTTCGTTCGAAGTTTTACCGACATATTGCAACGTTCCTGACAAATTCGTATAGACTTGCAAAGACGACTTCATAAACGAGTTTTTATAGTCGCCTAAAAAATCCCATGTGTTTGCCATGGATTACCTCCTATTTAATTTTCTTGATTACAATATCTATAGTACATGATACATTGTGAGGTATTGTATCACACTGCACTATTTCAAATTGTAAATCAAGCGTGTATAACATTTCCTTGATATACTTTTCTCCTACATCTGTACGGTGTGAGGGGTTACCGTTAAACTCTCCGACTTTTGGATACCGTCCATTTTCCATATCAGGTAAAAGTAAAATCATATACCCATTGGGTTTAATTTTTTTCCACCAATTTTTGAATACGGCATGTATGTCTTCAAAGTCTTCGAGACAATGTGAAGAAAATATATAATCAAGTTCGTTATCAACAAATGTAAATTCTTTACCGCTAAATGCAAACGGTGTTTTAATCTCTAAGTCATGGCAATTGTGTACTAAGTCGCAATGTGAATACCGCCTATCTGGCTGCTGGTCTATTGCTAATATCTCCATACTAAGCCTATTTGTACCGCATCCTACATCGATACCTTTATCACCGATAAGCCATTTTTGTATATACTCAAACTCTAATTGCATACGGTCTCCTTCGTGTTTAACATCTCTGTTTATAATCACAATAACTTCTCACTCTCAAAATACATATCAAGCCACAAATCGCATATATGTTTATCAAGGTTATTTCTACCTTCTAATATATACGGTTTATGTATATAATGTAATATATACACATTTTCTATATTGTCAAGTTCGGTAACTAAAGTATTATACTTTTTTTCTAATTTATTTATATTTTGAAAGTATGAGTTATATATCTTTTGGTCGTTTCCAAAAATATTAGCAGGCGCTTCATGTGATAATAACGCGCTGTAAACTTCGTAGTTTAACATACTTTTGTCAAGTATTATAACACCGGCATTATAACAATCGCGCCGATCTTCTTTCGCCATAGATATTGGTGCGTTTATATCAAATAAACCGTTAATATCTTTATAAATAAAAAGGTCGCTATCTAAAAAAACTACGCGGTCGTACTCTGATAATAGGAAAGTCTCGAAACTGTAGTATCTTGCGTTGTGCTTGTCTTTTGTAGATTCATATATTGTTTTATTCACTGTCCGAAACTCTATGTTTTGCTTCAGTTTTAATAGACGTTTTTTAGTGTCATCGGATAACCCATCATTAAAAATAATCATTGGGATATCGTCAACGTTCCCGTTCTTTTTCATGCTATATAACATTGTTTGTATCGCAGGTCTATAGTCTAGTTTTGCTATTAATTTATGTTCTGTAAGTACGGTGCAAAAAGCTTTATTCATGTCCAATACCTCCTACACAATTGATTACGAACGTTCATATGGTCTGTTTGCTTAGATAATCCATACTCGTCATTCTCAATATTTACCACACCGTTGTTAAGATAATCATATGCGTAACAATCAGAAAATAAACTAGCGAACATATCATCAGCGTATTTGTATTCGTTCTCTGTAACTTGTTCATATTCATTAACAAACGGGTTCACCGGTATTTTGTTTATAAGTGAAGTACGGTAAAATAAAAGCCCCGTGTTTACGAAGTCGCATATGCCTTCGTTCACCCATCCTACATTTTCGGTGTATGCCGCGTCTGTTTTTATTTCACTAAAGTTTTTACCTTTAGTCCCAATAATACGTTCAGGATATTGTTTGCTCAATTCAATCAACCGCTCAAATAAGTATTTATCTGTTATCAGAAAGTCATCGTCTTGACTAAACGTGTACTCTGTCTTTACAAGTCCCGCCATAAGCCACCGAGGCTGGCAATAAAAATTCTTGCTTGACTTTATAACTACATCTGCTATAGAGCATTGCGTATATGAAATAGAATTACTATTATCCCATATAATAATATTAGTGGGGATTGTTTGCGATTTTATCCCGTCGATTATTTTTCCTATGTTTCCAGGCCTTTTATAATTCAATAGTAATGCTGTTACCATCAATTTACCCCGTATCTTTTTTTACATCTATTTATCATCGTGTCCCATTCTACTTGATTCGCGGTTCTATCAATAAAACTTTTATTCCCGCTATGCCGTCGATATTTTAGTGTTTTTTTATTTACAGGTTTTACGTTTAACCTGTGCACGCAATCTATTTTGAATTCCCAGTCTTCACCAAACTTTATATCTTCAGGAAATCCACCAACCACTTTTATTGCGCCAGCCTCCCACATCATAGTTCCCATGTATATTGTGTCTCTAGATAGTATCCCTTGTTTTGTAACAGGCTCGCATATGACGTCTTTCATGTGCTCCCCGTTTGCACTTACATCTTCAGCATTCGTATATACTACATCTGCGCCATTTAATTCTTCAGCACGTATAGACAATGAATGCGCGTCATATAACATGTCGTCATCATCAAGGCATGTAACATAATCACCAGTAGCAAACTTCATTCCAACGTTTCGCGCATGCGCCACGTTGACGTTTCTCTTTTCGATGTAATACACATTGTATAGTACTAAATACGGCTTTACTACAGAGTATATATCATTAGTGCTACCATCGTTGACAATTATTAATTCCTTATCAACATAATCCTGTATCATGTAACTATCTATCGCCTGCCTTAAGTAATCAGGCCTATTATATGCCGTTAGTATGACGCTTACCTTCACGCTTTACCGCCTTCTTTTTTTTCAACTCATACAACGCAACCTCTTGTCCAGTTACCACAATAGTCAAAAGTTTTTCGTGAGTGAATCCAGCCGAATCAAATAACTTTTTGTGGTCGCCATCTGACCTAAATTTCAAATAATCTAAATCTTTATTATTTGATATGTTATCAAATACATACAACGCACCAACTTCATCGAGTGATGAGTATAGTACTTTCAACGTCTCGACTGCTTCTATGTCGTCGGTTATGTGCTGTAACGTGTACAACATAAATCCATAATCGTATCCTGCAATATCACCATCATACAATTTGAAATGTACGTCTTTTGATTTATAGCGATTTGCGCTTTCGTCAAGTACTGCTTGTACTATATCATACCCTGTACAAGATGAAAATCCAGTTATGTCTTTTATCATTTGTAAGTTGTTATTAAGACCGCATCCAAATGAGATTACAACCTTGTTCTTTTTAATCCTTTCTGATATCGCACATTTTATTTTATTCTTTATACTCGCTTCTTCTTCACTTTCATTGTGTGCCCATTTCATGTGTCCAACTTGACCTGTCTTCTTAAGAGCGTCGTATCTGTCATTCCAATACTTTAAATTTGCCATAATGCAAAATCCCCCATTACTTTTATTTGTTTTATAGGTAACGAATCAACGACTTCAGCCGTCCCCTCGAACCCAGCGTATCCGTGAACATAATCATGGAATAGAACATTACCGCATTTTCTTACTGCGTCAAAGTCTATTTTGACTTGACCGCTTCTGTGATCTCCATCGATGAATACGAAGTCAAAGTTTGATTTATCTATAACTTTTACTTTTTCGTTATTGTTATCAACTATGTGATACGTTATCTTATCTGATAAATTTAATCGTTTCCATAAATCTACCGCCATGTCGCTACGCTCAATATCGATAGTGATAACATTGTATCCGAGTTCTGCAAAGAACGCTGCTGTTACACCGTAATGCGTCCCTATCTCAAGTACCGTCTTTACGCTTTTAGTGCTTAACGACTCAATAAATATTTGTTCATTTCCTGCTACTGATAACGCGCTCCAATGTTCTGCGCTGCATTTAGAGTACATCCCATACAGTTTTTCTATCCACATTATTTATATACCTCCTTTGTTTTATCCCACATAATAGCCCAATCCTTCTCTAGTGCGCCTCTATCTTTGCCCTCGCACTCAAAGTGTATAATGTCTTTTTGTATGTACGTAGGTTGCGGTGTGTTAAGTGTTATATGGTGTGGAGACTTTACAAACTTGTATTTCTTATCCCATATATAGAATCGAGGCTGATAATCAGGGTAATCTTTTATGCGCTTTGTATTGTCCTCTATATCCGCATAGTATTTATATGTGCGTCGAGATATCATACCGTATGCTATACTCGATTCCGCAAGCACAGGTAAATAATCAGATAGTTCTTTACTAAAGCACTCGTCAATGTCCATTATCAATATTGGCGTACCATCTTCTACGAAAGAGCACGAGATATTGCGTTGTAAAGCCTGCATATCGTGGTATGATTTATCATATGTATGCGTGTACACAAACGCACCAGCGTCCTTAAGCAACTTAACTGTATTATCAGTGCTGCCACCATCTATTGCTATAACTTTACCTATCATCGTATTAGACATAACAAGTTCGATAAATCGCGGTAAGTTTTTTTCTTCATTCAATACGATTATTGGCATCGTTATTTTTTTATCTGTTTTTATTATGTTGACTTTATATTCCGGCTTTTCTGTTGTTAATACTTGAGTTATTCCGCCTTTCAATGCATTCATTTTTTCATATATCTCAATAGGCTCTATATTCATACATGGAGGTATCGACCCTTTTTTCGTTTCTACTGTTTTACATTCTACCATGTGGAAATCACCGCATCCCTTACATGGTAAATCGTGGTATATGATTTCTTTCGCTCCTTTATAATAACGTATTCTAAAATCGGGGGTTATTATACCAAATAGGCAAACAGTGGGTACATGTAAAGATAACGCAACATGCATTAATCCGCTATCTACTGCCACTAAACAATCCATATAGCGCATTATATTTATGCATTCGCGCAATTGCGTTTTTCCCTGTAAGTCGATTATACGGCTATTCCCTTTTATGTCCTTCACATAGTCGTAACTACCGAATATAACAACGATGTTTTTTTCGTCTTGTGATACTATATATTCTGCAAGTTCTTTCCCTCGTGCGTACCTTCGCGCGGTATGTGAAGCATCGAGTTGCAATCCTATATATTTGTATCCTTTTTTCTTTTTGAAATACTTTGTGTTTAACTCAATATCGTTAAAATATATTTTAGGCTCTTTATCCTCTATCTCTATATTAAACTTTTCGTTATATATATCAGTGCGGTGTTTTTTATCGCGCGTAGGTGCAGTTTCAGAGTAACTGCGTAAATCTTCTATTGTGTCAAACTGGTCAAACTTCACGTGACTTACATCGTCTTTATTTTCTGATAAAATAACGTTATCTATGTACGAGTTGTTGTCATACACTTCAGGATATCTTGTTAATATTGTTATGTCCCTATTCCCGTTCTTTTTTAATTGCCTTAATACAGGCTCAAGCAGTAGCAAATCTCCTATACCAGCATCGCGTATTATCAACTGGTTAAGGTTTTTATCTTTGAAATATATTTCAGGGTTATCGCATATTCGGATAGCGTTATTCCTGTCTTTGTACCGCATCCATATATCTAATGGCAACTGCAACGGCTTGTATGGTTGAAACTTGTACCATCGCTTCAGTTCTGTTATGCATATCTCTATAGTTGTATCTTTAGTGTTTACGAGCCATATCATATCTGACATTTACTAATACTCCCCATAGTTGTCTTCAAGTTTAAAGTAGTCTATTATTACTCGTCTGCCACGATAGAAGTTTTTATCTGCACCTTGCTCTATGTACGGAGTTATTGATATGCCCCAAGCATGCCCGTCTAAAAATCTATTTGTTTCTTTTTCAAGCGTAGTTTTTACTTCGTCTGATAAGTCTAGTATTTCATCAAGGCTTGTTTCTTGATTTATAACCTGTATCCCCATCTCAACTACTATGCTATAATATCGTGTTTGTGTTTCTGCTGCGCTGTTATCTTCAACTCGCTCGCCTCCATCATCTATTGCTATGTATGGGTATGCTGTATATGGTATTATAGCGGGCATTTCTTGAAACCCTTTGTATACAGTCGTTGCATTTATATCCCCTGCAGTTATTGCATTACGTAACGCTGTTATTATACTTGTTATAAGGCTTTTCATTTTTTCAATGCGTCCCTGATATATTTTTTAAACAGTCTTTCTGTTTGCGCAGTATCGTTTACGCTTGTAAATAATACTGGTCTGCCCCCGCCTGTAGACATTATTTTTTTCGCTAATATGTGATTCGTACCGTATTGTAATTCTTTGTTTGTTTTTTTAAGTGTACCAAAAGAACGTTGAAACCCTCCGGTTGCTTTCAACAACATATTACCAGGGTAGTAACGTAGCGTTTTACTATTGCCAGTACCACGTCTGATATTCGCTTTTTCAGGGTTATACCGATATCCTTTGTCTTCAGGATAGTCTGATACTTTAGCTTTCCAATGTGGGTATAACGTTAATTTTGAAAATCTATCCCACGGTTGATTCCCATCTCTAGCACCTTGTAACTTAAATGTCAACATTGCCAATTGATGCTGCTTAACTTCGAGCATGTCAAAGAATGGCTTAGCGTTTTTTAACGGTTTTATTATTTTCTTAAAAATCTTTTGTACGTTTCTTTGATTAAAATCAACTTTACGTTTCATATGGACGCTCGCTTTCTAAGTCGCCCTTGCTTATAAACTCGCCGTATTTATCATTTCCCAATGCAGGTCTTATATTATTTTTAGCGTAATTAGAAAAAGAAGATATACCCGCCATGACACTATTCCCGTCTACATCAAGTATGTTTATTTCACCTGCGATAACTTTATCTATTAAAGTATTATATTGCGCACGCCAATATTCAATATCCGGTATTTCAGACGTTGTTATCTTAAGACCGTAATTAGCGTATATCACTTTTTCTGCAGTCTTATACTGTGATAGCAAATTGATAACATTCGGTACAGTAGCCAGCGCGTCTACAGCGTCAAAATCTACAACTCCACTTAGGTCTACAATGACATTTATATCTGCTTGCGTTATGCGTGTCCCTACTTTTGTATCGTCGTATACCGTCGATAATATCGTCGGTAGATTTGCTCTTAGTTCTGCTACTGTGCTATACATAATATTGCCTTAATAATTGCGGGGGCTATTAACCCCCGCCTATAACTTAAAGAGTATTCGTTATCAAGTATGCGCAACTTGCGTTAACAAGAAGTTCATCAATGATTTCTTTCATTTCGATGTACGTTCCTTCTTCACGTTCGTCACGTATTTTACGCACCGTATCTTTTTCAATAAACGGTGAGTACATAAACGATTGAGATTGAAGCGTAGGTGTAGGCTCACAATAGTATACAAGTACGCTATCACTCCACAATATCTCACTAGTCGGATCGCTAGCAGCACCTTGATACGTAGAAAGACCTTGCGCACCTGCGATACGTCCGTCTAGACCGATATTACGCAGCCCTGCGAGTAAGTCCCAAATAGAATTACTACCCGTGTACTTAAAGTAGTCTTTCCATTCATCGGTTTTAATCGCTTCAATGGCAACAGTAAACGGCATAACAATTCGGTTAGCTTTTTTACCAGTGCTTTCGTAGATTGTCTTTATACCAGTAAGTATATCCGCTACAGGCGTACCACTTGCCGCGGTATCCCAGTCTCCAGCAGCGTTTACAGTTTGAGTTACAACAGAAGCACTTCCTGCGATGTCGTAAATGCGTTTTTCACGCGCAAGGATCATTCCGTCTTTAACATCCATCGCAGATTTTTCGTCAAGTCGTATGCTGTCATCAATAACAGAATAATCATCATCATGTATAAACTTCGCGAGTTTATACGTTTCGCAGGTGTACGTCGCTTCATCAGCTTGAGTAATTATCTCTTTTGATTTTTCACGGCGTGATACCTTGTTATCGTACATACGGAAATTGTCTTTCCCATATACAAGATATTTATAAGATTGTTTATTAACTTTGAACGGCGGCGCAATAAAGTCCGCTACGTTATCTTCAACACGGTACGCTGTAGCAAAATTGCTAAGGTAGGTTGAAGGTTTTACAAGATGTAAATCAGTAGCCATTGGTTACCTCCTTAGGCGTTCTTTTGATAGAAACGTATTTCCATCGACACTAATTGATTAGCCGCACCTGCAGCCTCGCGCGCAATCCCGATAACGTAATCAGCAGCAGAAGCCGCCTCTACTTTACCAGTCGTGGCCGCAATCGTGAGTTCAACGCCACTGTTGAACGTGCTGTTTGCTTTTACAAGCGTAATACCTTGCGTCATCACTTCCGCAACTTCACCGCTAGCAGGTGTATTTTGTACAACACCGAAAGGCAACACGCCTTGCCCTGAAGGCAATCCTACTTTTACTTTACCAGTTGAAGCCCCAGCGGGCACTACAACGCAGTATTGTGAAGTGGCTAAAGTTTCGTTTGCCAAATATCCGCTAGTGGAGATATTCTCAATTTTCGCAACATCTGTTACTATAGACATTTTTATACCTCCTTACATGTCTTTACCACGTACAGCCTTGTACGCAGTTTTGTAATCACATGAATTCTTTTTCATGTATGCTTGAATCTGTTTATCAAGTTCGTCTTCGCCTTCTGCTTGTTTGAATTCAGAAATATTATCTGATTCAATCTCTGAAGGTATAACGTTAGGTCGAGATTCTATTTCTTCTTTGAACATGTCGACGGTACCGTTTTTATGCTTTAACACATAATCCCCAATGTAAGAGTCTTTGTATTTAGGCAATAACTTTTTATTGTTTATTTGCCCGTCGATGTATTCCGTCGCTTCTTTAAGCAACGACGCTTCTTTGTCTTTTTCTGCGGACGCTTTGAACGCTTCAAGTTCTGCTGTTATCTTTTCTACTTCAGCAGACTTAGATTCATAATCTGCTTTGTACTTTTCGAGTTCAGTAACTTTTGCTTCTGCATCCGATTTGAAAGACACGAGAGCGTCATATTCATTTTTGGATACTTCAATAGTTTCCATGCTTATGGTCTCCTTGTCTTCGTTTTTAAGGACTACTATTTCACCCTCACAGTTAGTAGCGTCCTTATGATATAGAGATACAAAATCGTTGAGATTGTTTAATGCAGGCTCACCATTCGCGCCGAAAAACGCAACAGCACGCAGTACCTTGTCATAGACCTTACCGCTAGCCGCTTTGTAACTATTAAATAACTCAACTGATTTTTTCTTTAACGCCCCTTTCTCAATCAACTCACCTATTATTTTAGGGACCTGTTTAAAGTCCGCTATAAGTTTCCCGCCACTGCGGTATAAATTATCTACCCACCCTAGTGAAAACTCTTTCAGTAACGGCTGGTCTTCATCATGCCCTATTTTGACGTATGGTTCTATTACTCCGTCTTTGAAGTTCGATATAACTACGTCAAGGTCTTTATCGTCATACTTGATCCCCTTCCACGTTCCGATAGAAAATATCTCTACACCTTTCACACTTACCGTTTCTAGCTCTTGTTTTTCATTATCCATCATTAACCCCCAAAGTTTTTAGACGGCTGCTGCGCGTTGAACGGCACCCCATCTTGAAATTCTTTTAACTTGCTTTTATAGTCATAAAAATAATTGTCTTTGCTTTCGTTGTCTTCAACAAATATAGGGACCAATACGGAACGGCAATTGAAGTGATTCGGTGGCGTTATGCGCTGCAGTTCAGGGTCACTCGCGTATATAACATGTCCGTCATGCTCACGGCAAAAGTCTGTTGTCGCTTCGTCAAGTACAGCGGAGTACATATACGCCTCGATAAGAGGCTTCACAGTTTCCCCGTTGTACATGTTTGTAGCGGCATCGTTGAACGCAGATGATTGAGTAGTACGGGCGGTAGTTTCAGCGTATTTTTTCCTATCCTCTGTGAGTAAGTCGCGCACTTGTGATGTTATCGTTTCAAGAGTTAATCCATTGCGTGTACCGTTTACTACCGTATCTTTTACAATCTTTGTCATACGTGACTCTATATCACCGACGTATAGATACGCAGTATCACGCAATTTTTTTAGAGCTGCCTTATCTGTTTTGTTTATCGTAGCACCATATTTTTTTAAGTACTTATCAATGAATGACTTATCAAGGAATTCATATTCGTCTTCGTCTATTTGGTATTTATCAATCTTCATCTTTGATAAGTCCGTACGCTTTGATATCGTGTCGAGCGCATACACTTTCCCTTCAAGGTACAACTTTGTATAGTATATGCTTAATAAGTCTTTCAACTCCGTCTTCTTTATCTTCAGCGCGTCGAGTTGCTTGATGTTAGTTGCTAGTTCTTTCTTGTTTACTTGCGATATTAGATATTCACTATTGTCTTTGTGTATTGCGTCGTATTGACGCACAAAGTCTGCTTCAGCCCTATCGTATATATCCTGCACTTTCTGAAGGTCTTTTATAGGGTCGTCATTCTTGAACGGCGATACGCCATCTTTTTTTTTCTCATCTTCAGATGCTAGTTCTTCTTCAACATCAGGTTGCGCAATGTCAAGTTCCACTTCTTTCTCACCGTTTTTTCTTTCGTCTATTTCATCTTGCTCTTCTTCTGTCAACTCTGGTATTCCTACATACTTGCGTATCCACGTTTCAGTTTTATCAACAACTCCCTTGTCTATAAGTATAGCAAGCGTTTCTGCTTTTATCTTATCTGTCATCTTAGCAAATTTAAGTACGGGGTATTCCTCAACGTCAAAGTTGTAGTCTACTAGCATTTTAACTATAGGGTTAAATACGTCTTCTAAACGCCCATGTAGATCTTCGATTATTTTGAAAAGTGTATCCGTTTGCGTTTCGCCTAGAGCATATGAACCGCCATCACTTTCACTAAAGCCTATCTTGTCCGCTATAAGTAGCCCGCGTGCTATTTGTTTATCTATCTGGTCTATCGCGTCTTGATACTCTGTAGTAGACGCATTCCCTGTCGTCTCAAGTAGTTGTATGTCAAACTTTCCGTTCAATTGTCCATCAACCCCGCGGGTAGACGGTACCACTACGTACATGTTATCTTGTAAGTGGTCGAGCATATCCACTAAGTCGTCTAGCTCCGCTTGCGATGTTTTATTCGTGTCGTACTTCACTACAGGTATAGGACTGCCCCAATTTTGAAGCCGTATATTGCGCCATTTGAAGATATGGTCTTTGGCGTACCATTGCGGATATATACTTTTTAGATCGCTATCGCCGTACATGTTCCCGTCTTTGGCGTATGGGTAAGTGAATATAACAAACTTTCTTTTTATATCATCGCCTTCGATTTCTATCCGCTTTCCGTATCTATATCCAACAAAAAGTTTCGTGAAGTTTCCATACTCGTCATAATCGAAGTCGTAAAATATGCTATGCTTGACTTTAATATTTTTTAGTGTTACTTTCCCGTCTATAATATCGAATACTAATTCACCTACTTTGAATCCGTATATCATAGAGTCAAGCATGTTATCCATGACGTTTGAAAACTTCACGTCCATGTTCTCGAGCATCTGTGATATTACAGTTGAGATTTCTGTATCTTTAGGGTCGTTTGATGCCGGTTGTATGTCGTATGGGATTGATAGTGTGAGGCGTTTTTTTAGTTCTATTGTGGACTTTATTTTATCGTCGGATAGCATTTTATCGTATAGAGTTAGGTCTGTATTTTTATCGCTTATAAGTGTGTCGGGATTTTCAAGTTTATATTTTAGGCCTGCGTGTAGTTCAAGGTCTTCTTTAAATATCTGCTCTTTGTCTTGCGGTAAGAACGCGTTTTTAAATGCGTCAAAAATAAACAATGGCACCTCCGTGTGCCTTTTCTTTTACGACGCTTATACATCCGTGTATGCGTCAATATATATAATATATACTTATTTTGTAATAAGTCAATATGTGAATGTTAAATTAACGCATTTTTCTTATAATTTTTGACGTGTTCTCTTGATACGAAAAGATGTTGCGCATGGTGTATGTATAGTATCTTATAGCATCGCATAGGTGGTCCTTTTCTTTTATTGGCTCATCTTTAGAGCCGCGCTCTTTCCATTTATATCCCTCTATCTCTTCTATCGAGTGTACGCACTCTTTAGACACGTATAGACTTCTTTCGCCATTACCTTTGTCTTGCATCAATCTTTGTACGTATTGTATCCCCTCGACTACTTCATTGTGTCCAGCGTAGACGGTTGCTTGCGGAATCATTTGACTTAGTATGTGTAGATACTCTGGTCGTGATGGGTCCCCTACAACGTACTCTATCTTTTTATCTATCCACCCTCGATTCGTTATCATCTCAATTAATGACTGGTCTATTATTTGGCGGTCTAAATATAACTCGTCTATTATGTAGTGTGTACAGTCTCCGTCTGTCCCTATAAGTACAAGTGCCAACGGATTGGGGTGGTATCCCCAGTCAATACCTATGCCGTATGTCGTTATCCTTTCGTATGGTATAGTATCTATACAATGTGTAGATCTAGAGAATTTGTCATACACTGCACCTTCTGCTGCCGCCCATATCCCACGAACGTATCTATCATAAAAAGCACCGCTAAATGAGTTGCGTATATTTTCTTTCATTTCTTCTGTAAGCGTAGGGTTGTCTTCAAAAGTGAAGTCCCATACTCGCTTATTTATCAGAGGGTTATCTATATACCTTTTCTTTATATAGTGTGATGGATTATCAGGGTTAAGTGCCCATAACCTGTATGACTTGCCGGCGTTGCATTGTGAATTTGCCATGTCTACAAACGTTTCCGGATGTAGTGTCATCTCGTCACCACTCCACCCCTGTAGTGTTATGCCCTGTATGCGGGCAAAATCATTAACGTTATCTGCGCCTACACACAATAGCGGGATATCTCTTGATGATACACAATAATCTCTTCTACCGTCTTTAAGTATATCCGACGGGTTAAGTTCTCTTAGCGGGTCTATTATATTATACCGTAACGTATCGTATGTTTTTGCGCTTAACAAATAAGGCTTTTTTTTTACACTTTCGTTGTATAACACGTCGTATGTGCGTATCACTTGTGAGTGAGTTTTACCGCTTCTCTTTTGACCGACGCTTACGTTAAGAGGGAAATTCGAGTTTACTATATAGTCTATCTGTTTTTCTGATAGTGCCATTATTCTTTTTTATCGTTGTTTTGTAATTGTTCGCGCATCGCCTTTAGTTCATCGGCAAGCGGATTAGACACAACTTGCTTTTGCTCTATCTTATCAGGTAATGCTTTACGCAGGATTATATCTGCAGCAGATATGGCGTTCCTCGTCGGTAGGTTTGCTTCGCTTTTGTCTTTCATAGCGTCTTTAAGTACCTTTAGCGCGTCAGGTACAAGTTCTGTTATCTCACCAATACCTTTTTCTATTTGAGGTACGAATTTCTCATTGGCTATTTTTGATATAACATCATTTACGTGAGGCATATACATCCTGTCAAAAGTCAACCAAGTTATGCCAAACTTTTTACAATATTTTTTAGCAACGTCTTTAGCCGCCAAATTATTAGAAGAAATATCTGCCGCTATTTCAAGAACCCTTGCTTCTTTCATTGCAGTACATCTTTGATTTTTTGCCATTTCTATTATCCGTTATTATATTGCAAGTCATCGACGGTGTAATTTCACCCTTCGGATCTAAACTGTCATTATCATGACGATCCAAGTTTACCAGATTCTCGCGTATATAATATAGTCTTTTTTCAGTTATAAGTCAAGTTGTTTTTTAATCTTTTTACCAACAACTTGTTTTTATCTGTTTTTTTAGGCGTGTCTAATTGATACCCTACAAAATATTTCTTTAATATATCTCTGTTTTTTTTATCCGCATGCAACGATTTATTTAAGTGTACTATTTTAGCACCAAAATTGTCATAAACAAAATTTACTGTTCTAGTATTCATTCTTGATGTGCTTTTACCGCTACGGTGTGTGCTAATGTCATTGTAAACAACACCGTCTCTAATAAGTCCAGAAATTGTGTTTATCATTCTCATTGTAGGATTACTCATTTTTTAAGCCTTCTTATTTCATCGTTATAATATTCAGATTCCCACTCTGTCCTTCCTATACCATTCCCGTGTATATCTCCAATTTCAGCTACTCGTATATAATTCCTATCCCATCTACCTCCGCCAAGCATCGCGTAATTCGGATGTACCGGCAAATCGTACTTATAAAGATATGCAAAAACATCACTAGTCCCCCAGTATCCGATCGGAGCGCATGTATTTTCCGTGGATATTCCCCACCTTTTCATGCGTATATTTCTAACGGTTGATTCAGCACCGCGCACACCAGATACGTGATATCTAGAAACTTCTTTAGACACCTTATTCCAGCACGCATACCATACTTTATCTGTCTCTTTATCTTGTACGTTATCAGGTAACAACCTTGAGTATATATCAGAATAATCGCATGCATATTCTTTGTAGTCGCAATCTTTATATATACCTAAAAATCTATCCCTTACATAATCGCAATTAATGTTGTGTGATGGGCTACACATTAGATGTACCACGGGTAATTTTATTCCGTTTCTATATGCGATATCCGCAACTACTACTGAATCTTTTCCCCATGATACTCCTATGTATGCCGAATGATTAGACACAAAGTTTGATATAGCGTCTGCCGCTTTTTTTTCTTTATACTCAAGTTTTTTATTGAGTGAATTGATTTTATCAATCACTAAATATTCGTTCCAATACTCAATATCTTTTTTTGTGTGCTTATCTGTTTGTATCAACATGGGATCGCTATCTCCATATAATTTGATGGGTGCCAATATGGCGTTATTACTGAACCGTATCCCTTTCGATAACCTGTTATTCCATTAGAAACACAATATCTTATCGGAAGTGTGCGCATAATAACTTTCTTATTTTCTCTTTGCGCAACTACCGAAAAGTCATCTTCCATTTCTGTATAAACCCAAGAAGAAACTACACCGTAACCGATATTTCGATGTTTACCGATTGCGTATATTTTCTTTAATATTTTATTCATTTCTACACGGTCTCCACGCACGAACCATGACACACTATCAACTGTAGTCACCCTAGCGGGCGCATATTTCATTTTATACTGCCCTGCTGCGACAAGAATACTTTTGCGCTCTCGCTCCTCAAGCATAAGCGCAACTTCTGATGTGTCAAATCTCCTTGCTATACGGTCAACGCATTCATTTTTTATCTCACTAATAATCGGAGTAGAGCAAGAAAATATATCTATTCCATCTACTGTTTTTTTTGCTATAGGGATAGGCACATCTTCTATCTCTTCAATGGGCGTGTCGCGTTTCATTTTCTTAGAATGTTTTGTGCCAATCCTGCAAGCCATTTCCCATTGCATCATAGCCTCTAACGATAACCCACTTTCTATTAATGGGCTATTCAAATAGGCCGTTACTTTCCAGTTCTTTAACATCTTCTACCTCCTCTTCTTTATCCGACTTTTTAACTTTTTGCTTTACCACTTTGCTATTTTCTCGTTTCTTAAATGCTTCATTAAGCCATTGTACCGATTCTTCTTTATGTGTTACTACATGCTCTTCATACTCGTTAATCACATTTTCTATAGTACTTTTATCATCAAATAAATCTTCTACGTCATCATATATAAGCATCGTTTTTACTTTACCATGTCCTATACGAGAATAGCCTCCAATGCACGCTCCGTCTGTTTGCCATTGCGCTATTGAATGCAATAACGCACCGACTTCTAATCGAGATACACCATGAAGGATAAAACCTCCTATAAAAATAGCTCCAGAAACGACGGCTTCACCAGAATAAATCATTAGGTTTGATTTCTCTTTTTGTTCTGTCTCAACCTTTTCTGCAATTATCTCGTTTTTTTCTCTTGTAATATCACCTCTTGTGTACTGGTAATTAGAAATAAAATTGTCTGCAGTTTTTAGTTTGTTATTTCCAACGGAGTATTCATCGCGTAAAAAATAATTTAGTCTATCTCTATTCTCTTCACATAATAATATCGCACGATTGACTATCAATGATCCGCTTATTATCTGATTGGTGAGTGCCCCGCCAAGTAATCTAAACAATGGGAAGAGCAATTGCATATCCGCTATTTTTTTTGTGTTGTCTGTGGTACTACCTTCCATCAAATTCCCACCGTTGAAAAGAAAAAAAGCTTGATCGACGTTTAATTTTCCATATAACCCAAGTGTATCTACAAGATATTTTGCGCCATAATAACGTATAATTTTATGGCGTATCGCGTTCCCTGAAACAACAGGAACGGTACATTTTTTACCAGAGTTAAAAACTACTTCCCTATTTATCATTGCTTCGTTCCCCTCTGTACCCATCATGTGTGTTAATGGGGAAACCGTTTCAAACAGAATTGATATTTTTGCATTTCCTATTTCTTTCATTTTACTACTCCGTTAAGTTCTTTTTTGTTATTCCATTTCTCACGTGCCAATACAAGTATGACAAACAATTTTTTTTCTAAAACATCAATAAATGAATCGCGCCATTCCTTGCCCCTAGCACTTGAAATTAATAAAAAATCTTTCAATTCTGTATTCGAGGCTACTTTTGAAGGATCGGCTTTTATGTGCTCTAAAATCGCGCTTATAAATTCTTCAATATCTCCATTAGACTTTTGTATTGAAGTCTTAACGCCGGATGATATTCTATCCCATAGTTTCATGCGCTCAAGTTCATCGCCGTATAGAGTAGGCAAAATAGACAAGAAAAAAACAGCCTCATGTTTTATACTTTGGTCTCCTACTTCGTCATGTTTTTGTGACGGATTTATATAACCAGCTAACTTTTTACGGAAATCCTCTGCGCTAAGTTCTATCATTTTTTTTCTCCTTTTGGCTTCGCTAGCCACGCGGCTAATGTTGCCAATTTTTTATTTTTTATGTTTAACCACTTTTCGTAGTTTTCCATACCGTCGTTATACTTTGAACATGCCATAGCATAAGAAAAATTGTCACAATTTAATAGTGCAGTTTTACCTATCATTAAACTTACTGCATCCGCAAGTAATAAATAATTTTTTAGTTCTTCAATGTTGACTATTATTTTTTCTTCTTCTAGCAGTATCGGATAATTATCTTTATCAAAAGAAACGTGCGCACGGAATATCAATTGTTTTTTTCCTGAATCTGATATTATTATAGAGAACGGCGGGTCAGGAGGCGATAATATTATATCTCGTATTTGCGGTATATGGCTTTTAGTCGCCGCTATATTTTTTTCTTTTGTTATTATCCATGAATATAATCTTACCCACTGATTTTTTCGTTCTTCGCCATTTATCATTGTTATATCATAACTAGAGCTAGTAGACTTCAAACATCCTTCACAAACGTATGAAGACATTGGTCTTAATATCTCATCGTGATTACTGAATGTTTTTGATACATATTCTTTTGTTGTATATTCTTTCCCGCATTCTGTCCCACAATAAAAACAATGTTCTTCGCCGAATGCGTTTGTTTTACCAAACAACATTGAAGCAGTTATTATCATTTTTTTACCTCAACCTTTTTTTACGTCTATGGAATATTTGCGCGCCACGTGTCCGATGGTACTCCTCCATACATCCAGTGAGTTTGCTATAGAACCATAACGATTTACATATTGGGCATTTATATCCGATAGTAAATCTTTTCAACACTTCATTCCCGCAACATTTTTGCATATTTATACTCCTATTGTTTACAGTAAATAACAATTTTAGTTACTTACTGTGGATCTTTTACATTACATTCTACAACCGATAACAGTAGCGCGACTATAATCAGAGCGATAAAAAACAATATGTTTCTCATTGTATAACCTCATTGTAATCACATTCTACGTCTTGTATATCATATCTTACTGCGCACGAATCAGCACCTACGCTTTTCCACTCACAAAAACAATAGATTGCTTTAATAAAGTGGCCACACTCGACGCACTTTTTACTACCGACATACGTATCTTCTACGTGTGAACATTGTTTTGTCAACTCGTATTCTTTATCCCTTGTGATTATTATTCTCATTACATCACCTCATCGCTTATAGTTTCGCGCGTTATATCTTCAATGCTTTGTGTGCGCATTGACTTCCTTAAAGAGCGGGTAATCTCTCCGCTTCTTATATACTTGTCAATCGAATATATATTTATGTTTATCGTTTTTGACAGCGTCGCTATACCCGTAGCAGTTATTGTACTTCCATTTTTATAATGGACTGTATATAAATATTTTATACGCGGGTTATCTTCGAAAAACTCCTCGCATAAACCGTAGTTTATAACTTTTGTACGTATCCGTTTTAAACGCGTACTGGATAATATTTTATCTCTGTCTTTACTGTGGTATGGTATTGTTAACATGTTATTTTACTCCTTTTTTATGTCTATAATTTCATTTTGATACTATTATAATTATTATTGTTACTATCGATATCGCCACAGAGATGATATAAAACATCGAAGTGAACGGCTGCTTGCGCAATAACTTCGCGAATATATTTTTAGATATACTGTGATTTATTTTATCAATCGTTTCCCGTTTCCACTTATATTGCTCATGTAGAAATTTATAATAGTTATCATCGTGATTTTTTATAATTTTAACACCTTTTTTTATTGATTTTAATATATCTTTTTCGGTT